TGCACCCGTTGCCCCTGTCGCTCCAGTTGCACCGGTTGGTCCTGTTGGACCTGTAGGGCCAGTTACTCCTGGTGTTCCCTGTGGTCCTTGATCTGCAGAAAATACTACAGAAGTCTGCGGTTGTACAGATTCAATAATTATAAGTGTGTCACTCATACTGTAACCCCCGCAGTAACTAAGAACTGTCCTTCAAGGATTCTTGTAACTACAGAACCTTGGTATAGGACAAAGTCATATTGATATGGCTCTGGTTTAATATTAGTAGCTGTGTTAGAAAATGTAACTGTAGCTCTACCATTGGGAGCATCAAATACAATTCCACCGTTGGCAGTAGTTGCCAATAAAGTTGTCGTTGTAGATCCAGCAAAAGGACGAACAGTCATAGTTGCTGTGTAGCCAGTTAGATTCCAAGGACCAGTAACTGTATCCTTAATCTGAAACTGAAAGTTAAAAGTAGTTGCTTGTGGCGCTACTAGGTTATAGATAGCGGTCAATTCTGTACCTCTCGCAACGCTGCTGCAGGCTCTAACCCTGTAGTGCCAGCAATTTGATTGCATACACCAGCAATATCTAGGTAGTTTACTCCAAGAGTATTACCTGCAATAACATTGATGACGCCAACTAAGTCTGTTGTTTTGCCTAGTGAAACAGATCTAGCTGCTGCCCAAGCCTGAGCTGCACCTGCACGATCTTTGTAGGAAGAGTAAGGTGGGTAAGTAGTACCACCGCCATTTGCTAAACGATTCAACTCATCGTTAAGTGTTGAACCATCCGTACCGTATTGCGCCACCTTGACTCCCTACTTCTTCTTGGATTTTTTAGCAGCCGCGTTATCAACTAGATTAGGATAAGGACGACCTGCTGCTTTTGCCTTTGCTTTAGCACTTGCTTTTTGTGCTGGTGTTAATTTCTTTGAAGTCTTATTAGGATTTGGTTTATCCCAAAATTCTTGTTTCTTCTTCATTTGGTTTTTTTCTTTTTAGCCATCTTTGCCTCAGATAGAGCAATAGCAATTGCTTGCTTCTTACCTTTAACTACTGGGCCTTTCTTAGATCCAGAACGTAATGTGCCGCTTTTAAACTCACCCATTACTTTTGCTACCTTAGTCTTTTGTGCTGCCTTCTTCACTTAGCTTCACTACCTTCAGCAGCTTCTGCACCTGGCTTGTAAATTAAGGTATCAGCCTTTGGAGCACCTGTCTCTAGGTCATCATATGTTGCATATCCGCAACCACAGTTAGCGCACATTACTTGCCCACCGTTTTCTTTCCTGCAGAATACTTTGCTGTATTTCCTTTAGTGTGTGCTGTCTGTCCACCTGCAGGCATAGAAGCAGGAATCATTGCTTTAGATCCCATACCGAAGCCCTTAGAGTTGGTTGACTCTGCAGCGTTTCCTTTATCTGTTTTCATTATTGCTCCTATTTTTTCTTGGTTTTGTTTCTAGCAGAAATTGCTGCTGCTTTACTTTTAGCATCAGCCTTACTACTTGCTCCCCACGCTTGAAGCGATAGGAGTAATCTTGTTGGCTCACCGTTAGGTTTGCGCTCTGGTCCTGCAGCGTTACCCATACGAGCAAGGAAAGATGCTCTACGTGGGTTGTCACCAGATTTAACTGGTGGCTTTAGGTTAGATCCTTGTGCCTTAGCACTGGCACGTCCCTTGGCGTTAAGTCCACCTTTAGGGTTCTTGCCTTCTTTTCGTTGCCAAGCTGGAGTTGTCATAGTTACACCGTTAACTTGTTAGCATCAAATGCCTTGCCAGATTCATTACTGAATCTAACTGCAGCATTGATATCTTTTTGTTTTGTTGAGATAGGCTCAATACCTTGACGCACTGCGTCATAGTATGAACCTAATTCTTTATCGTGAGCCTTAGCTGTTGGGATGCCTTTGCTATTTGCTGCCCCTACACTAAGTTCTAGCTCGCCTATCTTACAACCAAAGCAACCTTCTACATACTCTGGATGCTGTTGTTTTCTATGTAAACTCATTTATACCACCGGAGTTACGTAGTCGCCGTAACCTGCGTTTATAAGGATTGCTGCTTGTGCATCTGTAATCTCTTGAGTGTGACCACCAAGGATATAGAAGTCTGCGTTAAACAAAGTATCTTGATATGGATACAGCGTTGCTTCAACGTTAGTACCGCTAACAATCAAAGTAACACCACGAGCAATATCTGTAATGAATGGATTGATAGGACCAGTATAGGTTCCACCAACAATTGGTCGTGCTGCAATACGGGAGTACTTGTCAGGCCAAGCTTTGCCTGCGTTCCAAGTCTGATACTCCCAAGGAGTAGTTGCTATGTATGCCATTTTGTCTCCCCTAGTTGACTTACCGAAAAGCACCAGTTGCCTGATGCTCTTCAGTCAATAAACTATATTGATTAGCCGTTTGTTGCAGCAGTACGAATCTGGTAAGACGCTGCTGTACGGAGTAGGTTGAAGCCACCGAAGTAGTACCAACCGATTGTGTGGAAGCGACGGAGCGCATCGATCTGGGGTCCGATAACTGTTGAGATATCTTGTCCCTGAGCTTCTGCAAGTGCTTCACGACCAGCAACGATAGCGCGATAAACGTTAACTGCTGGTGAGTTTGTGTTTGCTACAAATGGAACACGAGGTGTTTCGATAACGAACGCACCTTCAATTACGCCAACTGCGCCAGCCACGAATGGTGTGCGGTCTACGTACTTTGATAGTTCCTGGAATCCACCTGTACCAGTTTCAGCACGAAGATCGGCTGTCTGACGTGGGTGTAGGTATGCTGCATATAGTTCGCCGATACGAGGCAAAGCCTTGTTTGTGCGAAGCTCTGTTACAGCCTGACGGATATCAGTTACCATCATCTTGTCAGAGGATGTGATTGTGTTTGTTGAAGTTGCTGTTCCACCGTAGATAATGTTAGTACCTGAAGTTAGAACTGCTGCTACTACTGCGTCAATAGAATCTGCAGCGTTGTATGCAATGATGTCAGCAAGTGCTGCATCTACATCGTTGAAAGAAGTTAGGTTTAACTTCTTTGTTGTTGTTACGGCTGAGCCGTACTCGTTGAGTGTTACTGTAACTTGGTTTGGGTTACCAAGAGCAATTGAGGATACATCTGATGCTTCTGTCAATGTAGATGTTGCTTGCGCTAGATCTGAATAGATAGAGAATACAACTGATGAACCTGGCATTGCTTGCTGTACTGGCTTCACGTCAGCAATTGAACGCATAACAGGGATTGAACGCAACGCCATACGGACGTATTGGTCATAAGCTGTTTGTACGAGATTGCTAATCGCGGAGGTACCAGTAAGCGTACCTGATGGAACTGCCATCTGATTAGTGCCTTTCGGTTAGTTGGATTAGAGCCCAGACTGTCTTATAATTTCGTCAAGTTCTTCCTTGGAATTAGCTGACATAAGTTTCCGATAAACATCATCACCAGAGTCAGGAGTAATCCCTTGTCCAGTTAATCTATTCATCTTCTGATAAGCGTCTTGCGTTGCTTGATCTACAACAGGCTGGTTTGATTCAGTGGTATCTAGTCCGAATACGTCACCGTTTTCGTCTAGCCACTTAGACAAAGACTCCTCAGTTGGGTCTAAGTCCTGTGGTATGAACGCAGAAATTTTCTTGTTCACACCGCGAGCTTCGAGGACATCCTTAATGGCTCGTTCACGTTGCTGCTTGTTTAAGGTTTCAAACTGTGACTTTAGGTCAGCTAGTTCTTTTTCCTTCTGCTTATTTGCTTTTCGCAGTTGCTTAACGACGTCATTAGATTCAGTAGTTGTTACTTCGTCTTCGTCGTCCTCGTAGTCGTAATTGGACATAGTCCGTCTCCCTTATTAGTTAATCGCAGGCCTCACATTCATTGGGGTATGAATGTGGCTCCCACTACCAGTATTTAGTATCGCTCCAATAGAACTGGTTTCTCCATTGGTAGGCTTATTTAAAAGGCGCCGCCACTAACATTTCTGGCTAGCGCACCTTGTGATAGTCCTGATTGACCACCAAATGTTGCTTGTTCAAGTGCTGTTAGTTTCCTGCGCTTTTGTGCAGCTTGTGCTGCACCCGCTGTATTAAATATTTCTGATTCTGCTGCAGTCTGATCGTATGGTTGTTCACTATAAATTGCTCCAAGTTGGCTTCCTCGTGGTGCCATTTCTGCAACCTGTTGGAATCCTTGAATTGCTTGAAGTTTAGAAACACCATAACCGGCAAGTTCTTCAGCACGTGTAAGACCTGCTGTAAGACCTTGAGCAAGAGCTGCTCCACCAATTTCGGCTGCAGATATCTTGCGCTTAATATCATTAAGGGCGTTCTTAGGATCAAGAGTGTAAGCCAATATGTCTCCATCACCAATACCTGGATAGTAGGCTTTAAGAGTTTTTAATACCTCTGGGTTAGCATTGAGAACTCTATCTTTAGCAGACTGAATACGGTCTTCAAGTTCTACTGCAGATACATCATTAGCAATAAGTTGGTTAAAACCAGCCTGAGTTCCTAGTGAATCTTTTGCATAATAAGATGCAGGTAGATCATAGTTACGCATAATGTTTTGGTATGCGTCTTCTTTAGCCAGATATTCACTTTCGCTAAGAGCAGTAAGACCCTTGGCAATACGATCAGCATTGGCTGAAAAACGTTTCTTATAAGCCTCTGATTGACGTAATTTAATTGTAAACTCTGCAGGTGAAGCACCTGATATTACAAGATCCTTAAGTGGTTCAATTAAAGAACCGAGTCCATATTGCGTAAATTCTGCATTAAGTAAATCGTAAGCAGATTGACGCTCTTTCATATTCTGCTGTTCAATAAATTCTTGTTGTTGTTTTTGCAAAACTTCTGCGTTTGCTTGCTGTAATAAAAGTTGAGCAATTAATCCTGCATTTGGGTCAACAACTGGAGCGTCAATTGTAACTTTTTCTTCTTTAGGAGTTTTGTCTTTAGGAGTTTTGTCTTTAGGAGTTTTGTCAACATTTGGTTTTGGAAGGTCAGGCTTAGGAGCAGCAGGTTTAGGGGCTGGATTACGAGCTGCCATTGCAGCCTCTTGCTTTTGTAGTGAAGTTTTAACAGCCATTTCTTACCCCTGTAATCCAAAGTCTTGTAAGACTTTTAATGCCGCACCTGAAACAGATCTACGTGCATTATCTGTGTACTGCCAACGAGCATCTTTGCGTAAATCTTTTTCAAAATCATAAATAGACTTAGTTCCAACCTTACCATCTGGAAGAGTATAGGCTAAGGCTTGACGAATATTTGGATCAAACACATCAAGGCTTGTAGAAGGTAACTCAAGTATATTACTCATTGACTGAATATAAGGATCTGCCAAAGTCTTTAGATCAATACCTGCTTTAATCTTTTCTGAAAGTGATGGAAAAGCATTTGCGGCAGATTCTCTAATAGTATTTAAAACTGTGTTCTCATCAAGTTGACCTGCAATAACTTGAGAAGCATATGTATTAGCTGCTTGATCCGATAGACGGATACCATTATTGCCAGCAAAGTTTTTAAAGGCTTCAAAGTATTTTCCTGCAGGACCTTCTGGAACATTTTGTGTGTTAAGTTGAAGCTTGCCTGTTGCAATATTTTCTTTGACTTTACCTTCAAGCCATAAAGCAGGGTCTTGACCTTCAGCGGTAAGATACTCAGTATTGACTAACTCGCCATTTTTGTAAGTGCTTCTTACTGTGGTTTTAGACTTACCATTCTTGGCTTTGTATTGGCTTTGTACTAATGGTATCCAAGTTTGTAGTTCTGTCTGACTTGCATCACGACCATAATACTTTTGAAATACAGTATCAATCTTATCTTTTAAAGCAAGCGCATCTGGTAAACGTGATGAACTTTCAGTTCTTACGTATACTCCAGATTTAAGTGGCTTATTTTCTGCGTTTCCAGACTTACTAGCATTTACATATGCTTTAATATCTTCTGGTGTAATATTTGCAGTAGCTAAAATTGAATCTAAGCCAGAACTTCTCTTAGGGACAGGAAGACCAGTAACGTCGTCTATACCATCTTGATTAAGATCTATTACCATTACTTAACTTCCTTTACTGTCAAATTCTTTTCATAGACTAGGTCTTGTGATAAGAAACGGTCATAAACATATTTGAATCCAATTTGGTCGTCATCTTTAAGTTTGTTTACAACAAGGTCATAAACAATTCTTAAATCTAAATTTGCTTTAGCATTAATAGATTTTACTGGACGAGATGCTAACTCAGAAGCAACTGCTTTACGTAGGTCAAGGTATGCAGATACAGATTTCCAAGTAACATTGTTTCTATTATCTTTAGCAAACTTTGTACCAGGCTTTACTATCTCCGCTAAACCTGCAATTACCCTGTTTGTTTTGGATCCATCTGAATCTAAGTAGTCATCATACCAAGCAGTACGAGCGTACTCGTTAGTTGTTGGGTCTATAATTGGTTTACCAGAAGCATCTGTTTGGATTGCAAGTTTTTTAATAAAGATTGCTTTAATTGCTGCAAGGTCTTCAGCACCTGTTTGCTGTACTGAAGTTAAACCACGAGCAGTAAGTTCTTCTTTAAGGGCATCGGATAACTTGTTGTATTGAATCCAACCCTTTTCAGCTTCGTTGCGTTTTTGGGCATCTTGTGGTGCCTGAGTCTCCAAAAATTTCTTGGCTGACCCTGGTGATATCTGCTTGTTCTGCAAGTAACTGTAAGCTGATTGAGAAAATTCATACCCTGAAAAGTTGTTTGCTATCAATCCAATAAGTTTTGGCTCAATAGTGCTTAGATCATTTACCAAATCTTCATACTTGTTGATGTTAGAAACAGCCTGAACAGATGACTGGATGTTTGTTGAGTTAGATGAAAGACTTGCTGAGAAAGAAAAGAACTCTGGAAAATCATCTAAGAACTTTTCATCTGCATTGATTCCATAAATTCTACGATACTCACGTGACTTGTCAGTATAGAACTTGTAAGGACTTTCAAAGCGTGGTGAAACCGGCAAGATTAAGTTGGCAGCAATACGCATCTTCCAATAAGTCTGAGCCATCTCAAGTATCTTCTTATCACTTACTGGAGGCAAGCCATCACGCTTTGCTTTTTGTTGCTGTGTTTTCCAGATGAGTTGATATGAGTTTGCAAACTGTGGGTTGTCTTGACCTTCTGCAAGTGTGCGTGCTCTGTTTAACCAAGTTGGGCTAAAGCCAGCAAGAACATCTTTTGGTGCTCCAAATGGAAAAGCCCATTTAAGAGCTTCTTCAAATTTTGGTTGACGCTTAGCAATTTCTCCAAAAGGAACTGCTACGTATGGTCCAACTGGAAAAATATCACTAAATACATTTGGGTTGCCCTTCATATAAAGAACATCTAAACCACCTTGAAAGACTAAATCAAGTGATCCTTTTGGGATACCAATTGTGTTAAGTGGACTTACCCCAGGAATTACATTTGCAAGTCCTTCAGGAAGTTCAAACCAGATAGTATCGCTACCTGTTGTTTGACCTGATGGGACTTCATTTCCATCTTGATCTGTTACAAGGCCAGCTTTGTTTGGAGCGTTCCAAACCAAATATCCGCGATTAACAAGGGCAGGATTAGCAACAGCTAACTTAAGCCAAGTCTTGTAGGCATTTTCCTGAGCAGAGAAAAATGGACTAATAAATTTCATAGCTGCTGCAAGGTTACTCTTGCGCTCAATATTGAAAAGAATACCTTTCATCTGGCGCACAGCAATCTTATGAGATTGAGCCATAATCTTGCCTTGTTGTTCTGCAGTTACTTCTGTTAAATCAGACATTATTTCAAGACGACGACGTGCCTCTTGACGATACAGTTGAACATACAAAGGGTTTCTAGCCCAAGCATCTTCTGGTAATGTACCAAGAAATTTAAAAGCAGTATTAACTAAGTTTCTAATTTTAAGTTTAGATGCGTTAGTAATATTTTCTTCAAGAATATGTCCGTGAATAATAGGTAAAGTTGTTGGGTCTTTAAATGTTTCACGCAAATCTTTTTCTGTGATATCTTTTAATTTACCACGAAGTCCAGATGTCTCAGGTAGGTATTGGTCAAGAAAACCATTTAACCTTGTAACATATTCTGCTGATTCATCTGCGTCAATAGCAAGACGCTTACGTAGATCTCTACCTTCTGGAGAGTTACGAAGCCAACGAGTAATATCATCTATAGATCCACCTGCAACTAACTTGTTTATAACTGCAGAGTTACCAAATTGTTGACGAAGTGTCTGCGCCCATTGCTCAAAGTATCCTGGCATTTCAGGAGTAACCTGACCAATACCCTTACTTGAAAGTTTCTGCATATACATATTAGTATTACTGTCAACCATACGCTCAAATGAGTTTCCAGATGAAGCAATACGACGGAACATATCTCCTAATGGACCACCAAAAGCGTCGTGTAAAACATAAGAAGAACCGTCAGATGTTGTTATTGTGTAAGACCCTTTTCCTATTTGTTGCTTAGGGTCTATATCCTTGCGACTATTAATAACATCTACATTGTGACTATAGACTGCCATCTTTTCTTCTTGTAAAAGTTTTAATGTATTTACTTCACCAAGTAAATCAGCATCATCTGGCTTAAGAGATAACTTTGTTTCAGCTTCACCAATTTTTGTCTTTAATAGTTTAAGTTCTCCGATTAAATCAGTGCTTGCTTTTTGAATATCCTTATAAGTCAAACCTGCATCTACCTTGCGGTAGCGGTCAATTAATCGTGCTGGTGTCTGAAGAGTATTATTCATCAAGTTCTTTACACCTGGACCTAAATGACGCAAGGTTGTCAAAGCTCCAACAGATGCTGCAATACGAAGTTGAGAGTCAATTGCGTTACGTTGAGTGTAGCCAAGGCGAAGTAATGCTCCGGCTTTAAACATATCCTGTAATGCATCCGCGCTACTCAGTACATAGTCTTTTGATGTACCAGATATTAAGCGTAATGTGTTTCCTTCACGCTTAAGCAAGTTATCTAGTAACTGAAAGTCCATTAAAGGAAGGTAGTTTGCAGATTGAGATTCTAATTGCTGAACTTTTAATATAGATCCATCTGTATCTACCATAAAGCCTCTATCTTGAATAGACTTTAAGGCTGAAGTGCGAGCACCTTTGTAATCATTGTAAATTGCGTTAGCACGCTTTTCATCAATTCCATATTTTCCAGCAATATCACGAAATGCTCTGCCTTCAATTGCTAATGTTGCAGCAAAGCGTTCTTCTGGAGTACGTGCTGCTATATAACTATCAAGTAAACCTTTACTTTTAATAGCGTCATAGTTAGCAACTTTTCCAAGTGTATCTATGTTAGCAATTATCTCTTTATAAGAATCTGGATCATTAAAATCTACAATTCCTGCTGGTCGTTGTCCCGCAGCCCAAGAAATCTTTTGATACAAACGGTGAAATGGTGTTGGTTGATAGACTTCAACCTTTGCATTTCCTACAGTTCTATCATAAAATTTAATAGCACGAGATTCTGCAACAAAATTCTCAGCACCTTGTAGAAGTTTTCCAGTAGTGCGTGTAAGCGCACCGCCACCTTCTCCCAAATCCATTAACTTTGCAAAGTATTCATCGTTCTTAGCAAGTGATTCGTAGTTTGCACGAGCTGCTTCAATAACACCAGGGTTATCATTTAGAAATGGAATCATACCTGACTCATCAGGGGCAGCAAATAGTTTATATTCATCTACTGCACTAAGATCACCGCGTGCTGTCTCAAGTGCATCTGTAATATATGCACGCTGTAGACGTAATTCATCCATAGCTGCAGGATCACCAAGAGATGAACGAAGAATAAGGGCGGTTTCATCTACATCAACAGAATCACCTAGTAGGTGTGCTAGAAGAGCAGGTTGGCTTGATGACTTAACCATTGGATGGCTAATTGCATAAGCAGAACCATTGTCTGTAAAGTCTTTAATTACTTTAGTAAAGCGATTATTAACACCATATTGTGCTTTAGTAATGTCTTCTGCTGCTTTAGCAACTGCATCTGCGTTCTTTAGAACGCCTTGTCCAAGTTCTCCTGCTTTTAAAACCTTTGCTGCTTTACCAGCGGCAAGAGTTACATCACCAAATAGTTGAGCAGTAAGATCAAAACCACCAGATGTCCATTTACCCCAAGCTGACTTCTTAAATGCTTGTTCTCTTTGCGCTGGATCATATACATTAAACTTTGGGTCATAGGCAACACGTATTGAACTAACAAATGCTTGACCAAATGAAATATCCTGAGCTCCAGAGTATGCTTTTTTCCATACGTTAGGATCAAAGAAACCTCCAAGGCCTGAACGACCTGAAGTTATTTCTCCTTGAACAAGATTTACAGTGGTTAAAGGTTCACGAATATACTCTTGGTTTATGTGGTTGATTCTTTCAAGTGCTGGAGCAACTCCAGGTACTTTCATAACTGCGCCACCTGCTGAAGCCAAAGGCTTTATAATATCTTTGCCTTCTTTACTGGCAGCAGTTTTAAACGTTTGAACAAAACCATTGTATTCATCTGCGTTATTCCAAGGTGCAGTGCCAACATCCCAAGCAAAGCGAGCTGCACTCTCGGAAGAATTGATTAATTCGCCAGTAAACTTAAAAGCGTTCTTTCCTACTGTAGATGCGACATCACCAATTCGGTTCCAAATTGAACTCATACTTGATCTCGTAACTGCCTAATAGCAGCCCGAGTTTCTGGGGAAGTATTAGGAAGGCTAGATATATATGAAAGGACTGGCATATAAGCCAAAATTGTTGAACGAAAATTATTATCATCAGGTTGGCGCATTATTAATGCTTCTGAGCCAACGCCTGCACCCATATCAATACCTGAAGTGATTGGTTCTTCTGGACGTTGAGTTGGATCGTAAAGACCTACTGGAGCTTGTCCTGCTGGTGCTGATGCACCACGACGTCCTGCTGCTCTTAATTCTGTATTTGTAGCACCGCGTACATCAGATGTTGATGCTAAAGGAGCGCCACCTGCAATCTCAGCATTTTGTACACCTTCACCGTATGAACTAGATGGTGGTAGGTCTGTACGTGTTGAGAACTTTCCAGGACCGGATACTCCCTTAACTGGGTTTGTGGCTTCATCGAGTGCCATCATTATCCTCCTGTATCGTCTCTAGGTCTGTTGCAAAATCTTCCCACACTTTGTTTAACTCAGTTTCCCGATTAGCGTGGTAAATACTTAATTCAAAAAGTGATTCAAAAAATGTTGTCATTACTTGAGAGATATTAAATATCAACTCTGAAAAAACAACTAAAAAGTCTGTAGAGCGTACTGGACGACGCACTTTATTTTTGTCCATCGTCCAGCACCTCCATCAGAATAATATTACTTAGATACTTTCTTGCCTGGTCTTGGTGTTCCAGCGTATGGTTGGTATACCTTTCCGCCTGTTACCTTATCTCCTGCTTTGCTGCCTTCAACTGGCTTAGACATTGGAGCTGGTGCTTGTGTTCCTTTTTTCATATTTCACCTCCCTTATATTTATGCCGCGCCGCCGATTGAGGCGAGCAGTGATGCAATATCTGGTTTTCCTTGAGGTGGTTGTGGACCACCAGGAGCAGGGGCCGCACCGCCAGATTCATCTGGAGTTGGCTGCGAGGCAGAAGCGGGGGGGCCATACCTGCACCTAGTTCGGCAGGCATACCTAATGGAGCCTGCGGTTGTGGGATGGGCGCAAAGGCCTTCTCCACAATAGTTTCGATCTGCATACCCTTTTGACGGCCTTTAATTACTTCGGCTATACGGGTAATGATCTGAATAGGATCTTGTCCTTGTGATGTAAGAACAGGTAATGTTTGTGCATATTGTGCAACAGCAGTGCGTAGTGAGTCACGCATCTCTTCAATATCAACTTTTTGTTCTTCTTGTGTAACGTTAATCTCAACTGGCATCTCACGACGTACATAGTCACGTGATACAAGCTTATCAGAGCGCATTTGTAGCAAAGCAATAATGGCACGGTTAGGGTCCATACCTGACATAATTCCGTAACGAACATCTACTGAGTAGTCACCGTTGATAGCCTTGGCAGGTTGGTATCTAAGCGTGTATGGCATACCATCATCCATACCGCGAATCTCTTTAGTGCGATTACCAAAAATCTTCTCATCTACTGCAAAGCAGATAGAGATAAGATCAGTAAACAAGCGAGCAAACTGTGCCTGTGCTGCTTTAATCTGTGAGTCAAAGCCAGCCTGTAATGCTTGAACACCGCGTCCTGTTACAACGCTTGCCTCAATGTTTCCTGAACGAGACTCTGGATAACGAGCACCGATACGTAGTTCACGCTCTAGTACGCCAGACTCTGCAAAGATACCAGGTGGTAGGTCTAGTGGAACGCGACGGATTGCCTGCGGATTGGCAGAGCGCATAATTGAATCAGGGCCGATTGCCAACTCTTGCACATCTTGTGGGATGGCTATAGGAGCTTGGATGGACTTTTCGGCGGCCTGAATCTGTAGCACGGCAAATCGAGCACGTGCAAGCTGAACTGCAAGGATGTCGTCAAACTGACCACGTGCCTCGCCATCAATAGATGAACGCATTGCAACTTGTACAAGGCATTTACCAACTGGATTAGGTGTACGTGCAAGGACTAAATCCTTGCGCTCTGGTAGGAAGATTACATCTTGCTCTGCGTCGTGGTATCGAACCAACGACATATAAGGGCTACCAGGTGAATAAGTGCTCTTTGAGATAATTTGATCTGCAAACTCTGGGTACATTGATGCAATAGATGCTGCATCCATACCCACTACTTGAACCAAAGAAGTACAACGACCAAAACGGTCAATCTCTGGGTAAGCACCAAATGGGTTAATCAAAGTAATAACTGGGTCTTGCTTATCATAGTCAAGCTCTACGCGACCAATGAGCATACCGTAGGTGTTAAACCAATCAGCACCTGTATACATCTGGATCTGTAGCTGTGAATCGTTAACATAGTAGTTAGCAATACGACCACGAAGATCTGCAGCTTTACGGGCTGCATCACTTGTCATATTACTAGCAGAGCAGTTAAAGGATGGAAGCGGTGCCATAGCTTCTGCTAGGTCACGCGCTGCCACGTCAATCATATTTGCTACTAGAGGTTTTGGATAATCCTCTGAAAACATAGAAGGATATACCTTGGACAGATCGCCCTGACGTGCAGATAGAACCTCGCGCATACGCAAGTCGCGTCCTGCATATCTAGTCTGCAGGCGTGCTGTCTTAGCAGATATATCTTTTATGGATAACAAAGTATGTCCTTAAATTATTAAAGCGGGTTTGTAATTCCTGCGACCTTAGTAGGCCATTCAACCTTTGACTCAGCAAGTGCCTGTGCCTTAGCGGCTACATACTTAGCATCTGATGATGGGTTGATCTGAGGTGTCGTTACAGCACCCTTGTCAATGTAGTGTCCTTCGTCTTCGCCACTCTTATAGTTTGGTGTGATTGCCATTATTTTTTATCCTTCTTCATTGTAGCTTTTGGCTTAGGTTTCATTGTCGCCTTTGGCGTTACTTCTTTTGATTTAGGCTTTGCAAATGGTGCAACCAATTCTGCAGTTTTTTTAACTTTAGTTATCATTCTTGCTTTAGCTGCAGTTTCAGCTACTTCTTTAGCTGTTGGTTTCTTTGAATCTTTTTTACGGTTCATTAACGCCATTGCTGCTACTGCTGGTAGACCACCTACAGCAACTCCAATAGCCTTACGGGTACGGGCTTGCTCTTCTTTAGATTTGGCCTTGACCTTTATTGCTGGGGTAACCGAGGTTACTTGTACTTTCTTTGCCATTGCTACTCCTTAGATAAAGTGACGTTCTTTTTCAGCAAGCATCTCATCTATATTGATGACAGCTCGCTTGCCCATCTCGTATCGAGATAAGAAAGGATTTTTTAAGTGGTGGCTTGCGTACTGACCGTTGTTGAGCATCTCACGTGCTCTGATCTCACAGAACCACAGTGCCATCACCATATCGGTCTTACCCTTGGTCGTAGGTGACCAGGTAATTAACTGCTCAATCAAAGCCTTAATGTTCTCAGTTTGATCTGATGGCAGGTGCATCAGGTTATCTCTATGGTGCTTACCGTCTGCTTGCTTAGTACCAAACAGGGTAGACATAGATGCCACACCAAAGCCTGAGTCCCACTTATTAGAACCGGTATGGTGCTCACGTAAGATTACTCCGCGTGATGCCAAGTGGCGACGCAGTTCTTCATCTTGTGTAAGGAAAGCCTGAAAGGCGTTCTTTTCTACTATCCACTCAGAGGGACCGTATAAGGAAGTCCAGTCAATTATAAGGTTTTTAATTTGTGACGGAGATGGCCTAGTGATCTTGAAAGCGTCAACAATGTAGCGTTTATGAGTAGTGCGATCAACTGCGTAACACACCACAGCGGTATCACCAACAATAGCAGGGTCCATACCGCAAATAAAGCTAAACCCGTTAAGGTCGCGTGGATGACCAGGATTGCCGGCAACTAATTTACCTGCCTTACGCATACCGTCAATGGAACCGCGTACGGTGACAGGATCAAAGATTGCATTATCTGAAACATCTTGTTGTTGATACACCAAAGCCCAGGTCTGTGCATCCATAGCTTGGCGCTCTGCAGATAGGTGTTTACCGTTCCATCTAGGATAGAGTCCGTCTTCATCTTTATCTGTGTCAACTTGTCCTTCAAAGGGTTGGTCGGATTTAGGCCACAGTGTAACCCACTTATCCTTATCTTCATTTGTTTCCAAAAGAGCCGGCATAGCAAGATATGTCCAAGGGACTTGCCCACCTGGGTATCTATCTTCTTGGCGTAGCTCGCGGTATAGATCTACCGAGGCTACACGTGTTCCAATAATAATAAGTTTGCCCGTAGGGTTAAGGCGGGAGCGAACGTCCTGTGTTAACCAGCGGATCTGCTTTTCAAACTCGTTAGCGTTCTTGAGTGTGACCGCGTCATCTACAATAATCATATCGGCACGCTTGCCGTAGATCTGACCGCCGATACCGACAGCCTCAATATTTGGGTCCTTCTCAGATGACTCACGGAGTTCATCACCGAAGGTGACACGGGTGGCAGTCCACGTAGCAGACTTAGAGTTAAAGCCGACTCCGGCGGCGTAGGCTGCCTGTAGGTCAGCGTACATTGGGTGGGTCAATCTTTGCTTGATAGCGTAGAGGAAATCTGCTGCAAGCTGCTGAGTTTGAGAGACAATTAAAACTCTAAAGTTGGGGTTTTGCACAACCTTCCACGTCACATAGTCCACAGTTACCGTAATGGACTTGGCGTGGTTGGGCGGGATGTTAATCAGGATTCTGTTCTGATTCATCCCTGGTTCAAACTTCATAGAAGGGTGGAGCCAAGATGGCTCGCGTCCTTCGATCACATCTACCAGATTTTGCTGGTGTGGAAAAGTTCGCTGGTGCAGGTAGTTGTTTCTAAAAGCTGCAAAGTCTAGGTCGTGAACGTCGGGGGAAGCAAAGGCTTTATCTTTGAGACCAAGGCGCGTTCTATCTACCTTGTCTGTGAAGATCTTATCTGTGCGACGGTAATACTCATACGTCTTTAAACTTTTGCCGGCTTGGCCGCACGCGGCCTCAATGGTCATACCTTCAGCTACGCATCCTAGGATAATACGTTTTGCGATGTCGGCTGAGTTATCTGCCATTGGATCTCCTTTACAGGTAGCGCCGAAGGCGTAGAAAAAATTTTTTTAAATCAGACGGGCCGGAATGTCAATTCTTTTGTTACCTGTCTTGGATGATTTTTACCCACCAGGGTAAAGATATACCTGTCCCATTGTATCAGAAAAAGGACAGAACTATCCCTCTTAAAACTATACAGTATCGGGCTTGCGCCCGAACGAGCACCAAGCGAGTGAGGGGCATTACTAGGCTCGGCCTAGGGGGCCTCGCAGTGGGGTAATTCGGGGCTTCTGGAAAGCTTAAGCCCCTACTATATATAAGGCAGGAAATTTAACGGATTTCCCGTTTTATTACTGTGATGTGTAACACAGTAAGTATAAGTGCTGGTCAGAGCCTACTTTCACTTTAGCAAATATTTCTTTTGGGGGAGTATATATACCCGCGCTATAAAATTTAGCATAGGGGGGTGTCGTTTTTTTGTGGCCATAAGGGC